GTCTGAAAGACACCTTCACGTTCTGTAGAGTCTTGTCTGTATCTACGTCACCGAAGTTGAACACCTGTGATTCATATGTAGAGGTGAAGTCATATGTAGCTGTATCATCTGTCTTGTCTAGTGAGCCGTCTGCTGAGTGAGTAATGAAGAAATAGTTAGCTGCTGTACCGAATGACTGAATACCAGATGTACTGATGTTCTCGTCAATCACATCTAGTGCTAGCGAGAATGGGTAGTTCACGTTCTTACGACCAAATGACCACAGACCTTCCTTGTATTCTGTACCTGCTGAGTTGGTCATAATCTTAGCCGCAAAGAAGACACGGTTGTTTCTAACCGCCTTAGACAGTGGCATAGTCTTGCCAGTAAGAGCTTCGGTAAAGACTTCCTTGAGTACCTGTGGCGAACCTCCTTGGTACACTTGGATAATCATAGACCCCTTACCTGCTCCTGTTGCATTATTCAAATATCTGTCTGTAACTCCTACGAGCATACCTTCGATGTTAGCTAGAACCCTCAACTCTCCCTCACCCCAGTCAACTACCTCCTGAACGTCATCTGAGATTAAGTTCCACAGGAACACCTTAGACACACCGTTAAAAGTAGATACTGGCGCACAACCGATAGCTAGGTAGTTACCGTAGTTCTCAATAGAGGTAATCTTAAAGTTAGACGGTAGGATTAGTACATCATTCTGTACTGTTCCTCCAGCATTTACTCTTACGAGCTTGTTGTTATATGGAAGGTATAGATTATCGTCTTTAGCGATGATTCCTTGAGCTACTGAGGTGATTGTGTCGATTGTTGTAGTAGTATCTGTGATAGTTGGTGTTCCTGACAGTAATCCCCACTTAAATACGTCTGTAGTGCCTTGGAAGCCCCATAAGTAGTCCTTGTATTCAACTAAACAGCCGTTTTGTACGACTCCTGTACCTTCTGAGTTAGCTGGTAGTGTCCATAATCCACTGGTAGCGTCTGCTTTGTATACAATCTTAGTCAATCCACCTCCCGTTTGCCCTAATCCGTATAGTTTAGCACTTGCTGAGGCGTATAGTACGTCCTGAACGAAGTATTGTTTCAAATCTGTAGCTGATACGCTTGTTTCTGTGTCTGCTTCTAGTGAACGATAAGGAATCATTCGGTTGGGCTGTGAGAATACATCAAAATGCTCAGTTGCTTGGAACTTAGTGCTGTTTTCCTCTCTTTTATCATCTGATACTCCGCCTGAGAAGTTATTGATTTTGTATTCTACGATTTTAGACATAGTATTCTGTGACTATTACTACTCCTGCTGTTCCTGCACCACCATTATTAGATGAGTCTGCTCCACCTCCAAACCCACCTGCACCATAACCAGACGCTCCTGTTGTTGGGTTATACCAACCACCCTTTCCTAAGAAAGAATCGCCACCTTTTCCACCATAATTATTGGTTGAGCCTTGGTTTCCGTCTGTAATCGCACCTGTGCCGTTTGCCCCACTGATATTTAAGTCACCGTCTGAGCCTGAACCTCCTGATGTCGCTGATGATGAGCTGGTTATACCAATAGCACCGCCTGTACAGGAGACAAGAGAGCCTAGAGACGAGGTTCCCCCCGCTGTTGCAGCCACCCCACTAGTTGCTCCTGCTCCTGCTGCGCCAATAGTTACTGTTTCTGTTGCTCCTAAAGTAGCCGTAGCGATTAACTTTCTTGAATACCCACCACCTGCTCCAGCCGAAGCTCCTGTGCTTGAAGTGTCATAACCTCCCCCACCACCACCTGCTTGTACCTCAACTACTACGTATTTCAACCCCGCTGGCTTAGTCCATGTAGCAGGGCTGTCTCCTACTTCATAAACATTTACCACTGGTGCTGTGGTCTGTGAAAAAGCCTCTGGTGTTAGTACCAAAGTAGCTCCTGTACCTCCTGTGGTAGTCCCTGCTGCCACTTCTGCGGCTGTGGCAATCTCTACAATCCCTTTAGTAGTCTCTGTAGCGTTAACATTCCCTCCCGCATCTACATAAGCCTTAGTAGCTTTCTGTGTGGCTACCTTAGCATCTGAATCAGCAGCAAGAGTAGTATCAGTATCTAGTACCGATGTTTCCATCTTGTCTGCATTAAGGTTTGCAAAGTTATTATTTATATCAGCACGACTATTTGTGATTAAGTCTCCTGAGTCTATGTTTGTTATTGATGACATATTAAAGTGTTGATTCTGTTTCTAAGTTGGACACAGGGCTAGTTAATGGCACATCGTTGGTTGATTTAATACTAAAGTAGTAATATGTTCCTGTTGTTAATCCAGTAACGGTGACGGTGTGTATCTTTCCTTCTACTACTGGGGTGGGTAAGCCAGTAACAGTGGTGTGTAGCACACTATCCCAATTCTTTGTACCTATTGGGACTGTGCTGTACTTCATAGTAAAAGAAGTTAGTGGTTGTGGTGAATATGGTTCTGTCCACGTTAAGTCCATTGTGGTTGTAGTTGCTCCCGATGCTGTGAGGTCAAGTATTCTATCTGGTGCTGCTGGAAGTGCTGCTGTTCCTATGTTGGTTATGAGTTGTGACACACCCAACCATGTTCGTATTTCTGTAGCCCATGTGGTACTCACAGTCGCCCATGTTTCCCCTATGGATACCTTAGAACTGTTTGTAAGCCCTGCTGTGAGGTTTGCAGCACCAATGATGAGCTTATAGACCCCTCCAACTAATAGGTTGAATCCTGAGCCAATATTAAGCTCTGTCTGTGGTACTCCCACATTTGGCTTTGTTTTATTTACGACAGAAGTCGTTGGCTTTGATTCGTTTATCATATTACCTGTTGCTTTGTGCGAATGGTGTCATCCGTCTGTTCATGTCTGTGTTTCGGACTTCAAAGTACTTCTTCATCTTGAATTGTTCCTTCTCTGTCTCTGTTGAGAGAGCTTGTAGGTTTTGTGTTCCTAGTGCTAATGCTCCGTCATAAGCAGCAGCAATCATAAAGCCACGATGTAACAAAGGAGCTACGCCTGGTGATTTGGTAGTGTCTGTTGCGTCAAAGTAACTAGCAGACCGTTGGAAGTAGAACTTTAGTCCTGCTGATACTGTAGTAGCGGGTGTTGGGTATAGTCTTATGATGTTATCAGCAATCTTGTCGTACTTGTCTGGTAGTCCGTCTGTGCTTTCGTATTCGTCTAGGGCTACTGTGATGTTCTCTTGGTCAATCAGCTCTAGCTTTCGATAAGAGCCGTCAGGGTCAAGAATGTCTATCCTAGTTAGGTTAAGGATAGAGTTACCTTGTTCGTCAGTTAGGAACGAGTAGTCAGACTGTGCTGCGGTAAGGTCTGTTGTTCCGATAGGTAGTTTGGTGTGGTTACTATCATCCCACTGGAAGTTTCGGTCAGCACCAATAGCGTAACCAGTAACGGTGTCTAAGTAGTTGTTGACTGAATTAACAATCTTGTATGTTGGGTATTGCGTAGCGTCAACCCTGAGCATTGCTCGTGTCTGTTCTACTATTCCTGTGTTGTTTGTGTTGTCCGAGAAGACCATGTTGTTTATATAAGCTGATAACTAGCTCTATAGAAGGCTCGAAAGCCCTCTAAGAACTAACTAGTCAGGTACAACTGCTGTTGCAACTGCTCCGATAGCTGTAAAACCTTGTCCCATCCATCCGATGGTGTTGTCGATTTTAGTGAATCGGTGAATCTCTGTTGCGGTCAAAAGGTATTCCTTTGTTCCGTCACAGTTCTCTGAGTTGATTTCTTCGTCTGTTCCTGCTGGAGTTCTAACTTCACAGTTAGCTGCTCCTGCGATGATGGTGATTTCGTGTCCTTCTGGTACTGATGAAAGTGCTGGAAGAGTTACGAAGTCAGTTACACCGTTTACGTTTGCTAGTAGTGCTACAGACCGTACTGATGGTGCGATGCTGTTAGTTACACTTCCTGCTGCGTCTGGTGCAAGCTGTACTGCTTTTAGAGTCAGTCCTTCAAGATGTGGGTTTGTTCCGTTTGCTATTGCCATATGAATTTGATTATCCTTTACGGGGGTGATTCTAAGTGAGTGCGCTGGTGGGAACACACTCTCTCAGAAGCCCCCCAATAAAGGGGACTGATAACTATGCGAGTGTGATGTCGATTACAAGAGTAACTTTTGGTGCCCATAGTTTTACTCCTACGTAACCATAAGTTGCTACTTCCATTCCAGTCTTACCTGAAACCATCTTCTCTTCGGTCTTGATACCTCCTGGTAGAGCTGTAGTTGCTACATTCTTTACTCCAGCCACTCGGTGTCCTGCGTTAGTCCAAGTTACTGTTCCAACTGTTGCATCTGTGAAAGTACCAGTTCGTACTACGTAGATGTCTACTCCCATCCATTGTCCAACTTTACCGTTGTTTAGAACATTGTCAGCGAATGTGAATCCGTTGGTTGCTCCTGCTTGGTATAGTCCAACCATGTCAGTGTTTTCGAGTACAACGAACTTTCCGTTGTATGAATCTGAGTAACCGTCAACTTGTGAGTTGATGTTTGCAAAGATTTCGTTAACGTTAGCTGCTGTTGCGAAACCGCCTGCTGGTGTTGTGTATGTTCCTGTTCCGTTCTCACAGAGGTTGTTCAATACAAACTCGTCAATCTTCTTAGCTACGTTGAAAGCCATTTGCTCTGTTCGTGCTGCGAAAAGGTCGAATTGTGTAAGAGACTCCTGGAAGTCGTGGATGTGTTCTGCAACGATGAACTCGTCAGTTACAGTAAGTACATCATCAGTTGTGGTGAAGTCTGCTGGAGAGTATGTTCCTGCAAGAGCTTGTACTACTACTGTTGGTGTAGAACTGTAAGGTGATTGGATTCGTAAGTTGTTGCTTCGGTCTACTGCTGTGATTGATTCAGATACCATTGCTCCTCGTAGAAGAGTGTCAAGAGTAGCCGAACGATATTTGTCACGATATACTCGTGAAGCTATTGTATTTGCCATTTTAAGGGTTAGTTTAGATTAACCCCACCAGTGGCTACTCTTTCTTTTGGAAACGCATACGTGCGAGTTTCGCAATGTCTTCGTCTGAACTTGGCATCTTACCGTTTGCGGCATTGGCCATTAGTTGAGCGTCTGTCATTGTTCCACCTGCTCGTCTACCTGAACCTGTGTTAACAGCTTGGGCAGAGTTTCGTATTTGTGCGTTCTCGTTAAGAGTAGCTTTAATGACGGGTGATTTTAGTGCTTCTGCAACTGAAATATTCTTTCGTTCTGCGTAGTCTATAATCTCGTCAAGGTCTTCTTGTGTTTCTATATCAGCGTTAAAGATAGCTTTCTGGTCAAAGATAGACAGTTTAGAGTCAGTCTTTGGAGCATCTACTTTGTCTGCTTTAGGTGCTTTGTTCTTGTCCTTTGCTTTGATGATTGTTGCTTCTGCCTTCTTAGCTCTAGCTTCCCAATCAATTTCTTCTTCTTCTTCGGTTTCAGTGTCGGTTTCTTCTACTTCCTCAACCTCTACCTCTTCTACTTCGGGAGTTTCAGTTGTCTCCTCAACATCTTCGTCATAATTGTCCATATGCTTGGATTAGTGAAGGCATTATTTACTTCCGCCAACTCGGAACTTACTAATATTATACCATTGTTTACTTGGAACTGTTCTTCTTCGCTGCCTCCATTGCTTCCTCTATTTGCTTCTCTGTCTGCTCTGCAATCACTTGTAGAGAACGTAGTCCTCCTTCTAGGTGATTAAGCATTGACTGGTGAGATGCTACAGCTAGAACCCTGCTCTCTCCGTCTAGGTTCTTTAGGTCTAGTCCTGCCCATGAGTCACGGTAAAAGCCAACTGGTGTTTCTGATTCACCTGTCTGTAACAGAATCTTACGAAGGGTGATAAGTCCTTGTTCGTTGTCCTTAAAGGTTGCTTTTATCCACGCTATTTCACTGTCGTCTAATCGTTTGAATTTCTTTTCCACCATAGTGTTTATTCTTTATCGTTAGTAACTTTCTTCGGTGCTTTCTTTGACACCTTCTTCTTTAGTTCCTTTAGTTCGATGTCATTAGCATCATCTGGTACTTC